GACTTACGGAACTGAAGCAGGATCGCGATCTGCCGCAGTTGATTGACGAGATCGACCGGCGCGAGAATCTTCACCAGTCCGTTGCCTGCGTTCTCGACGATCACGTTCTGGGCGAAGGTCTGCGAGTTCTGCACGTAGCCCTGCGCCTCGAGCGCGCGGTAATCGACAATCACGCTGGCCTTGATCAGCGGCGCGCTGACGCAGTTCGATCCATAGAGGATCGGAGTCGTGTCGGAGACGAGCTTCTTCCGCGCGTATTTGGTCAGCAGGTAGTCGGAGATTTGTCGCGCGACGAACATCAGCCCATACATCGTTTCGACGTCGAGGTATGAGTTGTCGGGCGCTCCGGCGGCGTTCTTGGAGTAGGTCGTCCGCATCCGCTCGACGATCACGGTGCCGTCGTCGCCGACGCGGAACGTCGACATCCCGTCATAGAGCAACGTATTCCGCTCGCCGAGCGACCAGCGGGTCGGGATCGGCGGAGCTTTCAACGTCGTGTTGATGTATTGCAGCGGGAGGCCGGGATCGACGCGGATCGACGAGGCGGACGCGGCGCAGGCTTCGGTCGCCCATATCCAGGCGGGATCAGGCGAACCGTTGAACGCCACCACGCTCATGTGCTGATCGTTGCGTCCGAGACCGAACGCGGTGCACTCGCCGAGCGTGCCACGGAAGGCGGAGAACGCGCCGCCATAGATCATCTGTTCCCACGACCAGCGTCCGACGTCGTCGGCGAGGAAGTTCTTCATCAAGTCGAGCGACGCGGTGTCGGTGTAGGGCAGGCAGATGAAGTCGAACGCCTGCGACGAGAGGTTGCCGAGCGCGTTCGCGAAGTCGGGGTTCGCGGTGCCGCCCGACATGGCGGTGATCGCGAGGGTGATCCCTGGAACCGGATACTCGCCCCCGGCGGTCCCCAGGTAGTTCTGCTGCACGATGATGTCGTCGCCCGCCGCGCCCTTGTTCTTGGCGGTCAGGGTGACGGTCGCGGACGCGGCGCTCGCGGTCACGGCGAGGTCGGTGTTCGCGTTGATCGCGGCGGCGAGGGCTGTCGCGACAGCCGCTCCAGCGGTTCCGGAGTTTACCGCGGATTGCACCCGAATGCCGCCGATGTAGATGTTCAGCGTGCCGGAGGCGGTCGCGGTTCCGGAGACGGCGATCGTCCCGGTCGCGGCGACGCCAGCGCTATTGTCGGCGAGCGGGAGGATGTAGAGCGGGCCGAACGGATCCCGGTCGAGATAGCGGTTCGCCATCTGTGCGAGCATCGAGCCGGCGCCGCACAGCGTTAGCACCTGTGCCTTGCTTTCGATCAGGACCGGCTCGTCGGCGACGGCGCTTCCGGCTGCCGTCTTTTGTCCGATCAAGAGCGTGTTCTGTAGCACCGTCGCGGAGTTGGCTTGCGACGGGTCCATCTCGACGTAGACACCGGGAACCCGGTTGCTGGTCGGGTAGTATGTGAAGTTGATCGCCATCGCTTAGGCTTCCTTTGCTGGCGCGGTCCGCCGGGAGGGCAGGTTGACGCCCTCGTCTCCTCCCGTGGCCTCGACGATGTCCTTGTCGCGGAGACGACGCGCCCAGAACGGATCGCGCTCGTCCACGTCGCGACCCTCCTCCGTGAGCAGCGTCATGGAGCGCGGATCGCGAACAGCGCGACCCGGAGCGGGCTTTGCCTTCATTCTGTCCTCCGGTTGCTAGTAGGCGGGTCAGGCCACGGGCCGTCAGTCGGCGGGATCGGCGTCTCGCCGGTCGGGATAAGCACCACGGCGGCTGGCATGGTGCCGGGCTGAACGTCGGGACCTTTGAAGATGTCGACCTCGACGCTTTCGAGCGGGATCGATTGCGGCTGCACCCCGTCCGTGTCGTTGATCTGCCAGTCGACACCGAACTCCCACTGATACCAGAGGCGCGCGCGGTCGAGGTCGAGGTATCGCGCGCCGCTGAAATAGGCGCCCTGTGTCATCCGGCATTCACCGAGATAGAGGTTCAGACAGGACGCGAAGATTTGCGTCTCGATCGTGTCGAAGCCCATCGTCGGGTCCTGGCCGCGACGGTCGCGTTGCGCGTCGAGCTCGACGGCGATGCCGATCGACTTGTGAATGATCTGCATCAACCCGCCATAGGTGCGGTTCGGCTCCGCTTCCTGGCCGAGCGGGAGGACGTAGGCCGCCGGCAGCGGCTGGCTCGTCGTGTAGTCGCGGAGTCCGCGATAGAACTCCGCCGCTCCGGCGACGCGTCCGGCGAAGATCGGCGCGTTCGTCCGCAGCGATGTGATGAACCCGCCGACGATCGAGAACGGCGGGGCGATCGCGTTCACAGCTTCTTGGTTTCCTTCCACGTCAGCCCTTGCTCGAAGGCGACGCGCATCCGGCGTTCGATCGAGGGTTCTTCCTGCTGCATCACGCGGTCGAGGAATGGGCGCGGTTCGAGGACGCGGCGCGCGTAGCGTCCGCGCGCGTGGCGACGCTTCGTCCTGGCGCGCCATTCGGCGGACGCGGCGGATCGTCCTCCGAAGGGATTGCCTCCGCCGTGCGCGCCAGTTTCGAGGAACAGCGCGTAAAACTGGCGCGCGCGAACGGCGAACCCGTCGCCCGACTTGAACGGATACGTCTTCAGGCTGGCGCGGAGCGCACCCGACGCGCGGACGGGCGGATCGCCCGGCATCGAGGCGCGGTATGTGCCGTGTCGGTCGCCGCGATAGCTGGTCAGTCGGCCCCCTCCGGAGGACGCGTTGATCAGTCGCGCGGTCTTCGTCTTCACGTCGTTGCCGGCAGCACGCATGAGCTTCGTCATTTCGCGCTTGTCGAGCGTGACGTTGCCCCAGGACGTGACGCGAATCTGAAGGTCGCTCACCAGAAGCGACCTCCGCCGAATAGTAAGACGAGGACGAGGACGAGGACGATCAGTCCGATGCCGCCGAAACCGCCCTGTCCGTAGTAGCCCGAGCGGTAGCCGTAGAACCCACCGCCGAAGCCGCCGAAGAGGACCAAGATCACGATGATGATCAGGACTAGATTCATGGGTTGACCTCCGCAGGAGCCGCTGCCGCTCCGTCATAGGGTTCGGTCAGACTGGCGTTGATGGTCGTGTCCGCGTCGTCCGGCAGCGTGCGCGAACGCTCGATCTCGCACTCCATCTGCAGGAACCGCTTGCGTCCTCCGACTTCCTTTGTGCGGCGGACGCGGAACAGCTCGCCGCGCAGCGATCCGTCCGGCGCGCGTTCGGTGACGCGGGTCACCACGTCGATTGTCGGCGGATAGTCCTGCCAGCGGATGTTGATCATGTGAGTGATCGGCGAGTCGACTTGCGTCGACTGATAGAACGTCGCGGCATAGGTCGGTTGAATGTCCGCGTGCACGCTCGCGATCCGGACGAAGTTCTCCTCCAACGCGAGATCGGCGGAAGGCGCTTGATCGCGGCGATACAGCGTGACGAGCCAGCGCAGCGATCCGATCCCGTTCGAGGCGGTCAGTTGACCCGAAGGATTATCCGGCATCTTCGATGCTGGTCGGCGTTCCCATGAGGGTCAGGTTCACGCCGCCGCCTTCGAGTTGGCGAAGAAGCTCGTCGCACATGCTGTCGGACTGCGCTTTCGATCCTGCGACGAAGATCAGATGAACCTCCCTGCCATATTGCTCGATCCGGACTTCCTTGCCGAAATTCGGATGGCTGAACGGTCGAGCGCCGCTCATCCGGCGAACGTCCAGAGCCGATAGGGTTGCATGAGGTTGCGCGCGAACGCGGGCATCTCCCCGGCGGCGTCGCCACGTTGCTCGTAAAGGAACGCGGTCAACAGCAGGATCGCGGTCCGGATCGGCATCGGCACCGCGTCCGGGTCGCTGTCGTCATAGCCGGCGGTATAGTCGATCGACATCGACTGTTGCGGGATGCGCGGCAGGAGTTGCGGCTTCACCGCGACATACCCCGGCTCGACGCCTAGGTTCAGTTGATAGTCGTCCGGGTCCGCAAGCTTCATGTCGTCGAGCGGTCCCCACATGATCTGTTCGACGGATTGCGCGGGCGCGCGCGGAAGCTCGATCGGTCGCTTGACGAGGGGCGGCCAGTTCAGCGGGAACACGATCAGCGATTGCGGGACGAGCGGCGTCGCGGTCGGAGGTGGCGCCCAGGTCACGTTGAACTGTAGCTTCTGCGTGAATAGCGCGCGGTTCAGGAAGCTTTCGGCCCACATGCGCGCGGTCGTGACATACATCTCGACGAGCGCGTTGTCATAGTCGGCGTCGATCCGGCAATGCTGGCGCGCGAGCGCGATGTCGATCGGTTCCGTCACCGGCCCCTCGATCACGCGAAGCGCGGCGTACACCGCTATTTCCTCACGACCCCGGAAGGCTGCCGCAGCGGACCGGACGCCGGGGAGGGATCGCCCGTGTCCGCTGCGACGACTGGCGAAGGCACGAGCAAGTCGAGCGGCTGCGCCAGTCTCTTGGCGGCGAGTTCGCGCGCGGCCCAGAACTCGACCGCGATCAACTCGTCGACGTTGTAATGTGAGAACCGGCGGATCACACGCATCCGGACGTGCGTGCCGGCAACCACGTCGCTCATTCTGTCGTCTCCGTTGTTAGTGCGCCCGGCGTGATGACCGCGCCGTTCGCGAGGGTCAGGTTCATTACCGACGAGATGTTAGACCCGGCGGCTGGCGCGCTGGCGTAAGAGATGGTCGACGCTGCCCCGGTCGAGCTTGACGTGATTACGAACCGATACGGGGCGCTCGCGTTGACCGTAGCCGTCCCCGAGGTCGTCAGGGACGCGTTGATCACCGTGCAGACGTCGGCGCCAGCGGTGACCCCGCTGAAGTTCCCACGCACCTGACGGACCGTGCCGTCGATCGTGATCGCGAAACCGCCGTCCGGCACCGCTTGGAGCGTGGTCAGCAGCGTGTCGAATTGTCCTTGTGTGAGCGGGCCGCCCGTCAGCATCGCTGCCGAGGGCGGTCCGGCCACACCACTGTCGGCGAGGGCTTGGGTCTGCGCATCGTTGAAACACGCCACCTCTCCGGGGAAATACGAGAAGTATTGCGTCCGGAATGACAGCACATTTGCGGTTTCGTCCAAGCCCTCGACCGGCATCGTCTCGTCCTCCGTTTAGGCGGGGTTTGTGAGCGGCGGCGGTGCGTTCGCGCCGGTCGCTGTAGCGGGCCTGATAGCAGGGGCCTGCGACCACGTAGGATTAAGCGGCTGCGTGCTCCAAGGTGCCCCAGGCGAGCCTGGAACGCCGCTGAAGGCCCAGTCCTGCGTCAACAGAAC